TGTCTGTCTGTCTGTCTGTCTGTCTGTCTGTCTGTCTGTCTGTCTGTCTGTCTGTTAAGATTGTGTTGTTAGATTTTTGACTGTCAAGGTATTTAACATATTTTCTCGCACCGCTTACGCAATTTGACACTTCCTTGCTAATCATTGGAAAACCATACTGTTCACAAACCTTTGCAAATGAAATCTTTGGCTTCAAAATCACAAGGTTATCAAAAGTCTTGGCAAACTCCTTTAACTCTGGATATTGTGTCGGAACATCTACGAACACAAAAGGAATATTTTTATATCCGCAAACTTCTCTGATTATGTGTCCTAAAACTGTGCTATCCTTGCCACCGCTAAATGACAGATACACTCCATCTTCGCCAAATTCATTAACCCATTCATTTATTCTACGTGCAGTCATGCTTATTTTTGCAGAAAGCGGAAGTGACTGCATCTGATATAAGTCTGACATTGTATGTTTTCCCATACCCTACTCCAATTCTTCCTCTGTAGGAAACTGAAAATATTCTGATGTAGCTTTCTTAAACATTTCTTCGCTTAACACTTGGCAAACTTCCGTAAAGTATTTTGAATTGGCAGTATGATGATAAAATTCATTATTTTCATACGCAATTCTAAGCATTTCCATGGCTTTCTTTGCTTTTTCTTCGGTGGAATAATCTGCAACATCTACTGAATCATCATATCCACATATCTGCATCCTCACATAAACGCGCCCATTTATACATCCTTCATATACAGAAACCCAAGCGTTATCATACGGGAAATCCTTTGTCCCGTCCTGCGATATAACTCTCATAGAAAACCTCCTAATCTTTCATAAAGTCCGGCAAATTCTCGTCATTCTCTGCCGATTCAATAACTTCCGCTTCGACTGCTGCGCTTTCAACTTCTTTTGCTTCCGCATCTACAACAAAATCCTCTGAATTGGCGTTCTCGGCAATTTCTTCCTGCGTCTGCTGATAAGTTTCATCCATCTGCATAAGTGACTGTGTAGCCATAGCGTTAAGGTCTTTCGGATGCTTCTTGATTGCATTATTGCGCATCTTGCGAATAATCATAGCTTCGGAAGTTTCTCTCCATGCCGCGCTCATATAAGGTCTTGCCACTTCACAAGCAAGCATTTCTTCCAATGTCTTGCATCCGAGAAGTGCACTGATAATCTCGTCCTTTTTAGCCTTAATTTCAGCCTTTTGCTTGTCGGTTGCCTTGCGCTTATTCTCGCAAATTCCAAACGTTTCATTCAAAAGATTGTTGCGCACATGAGCCAAAAGGTTTCCTTTCACGCCTTCACGTTCCGCAATCATGTATTCAATCTTTCCACCGTCCATCTCGACTGGATAAACTACACGGATTACTTTCTGCGACAATCCTTTTTCTTCCCACTCCGGCGGCGTAACTTCAACACCTCTGTGCTTCGGATATGTAAATTCATCCCCTTCTTTCACAAGCCATACCGGATAGACCTTTTTAACACCAACACCGAAATTACGGAGAAGTGCATCGTTTCCGTCTCCCTCAATACCCATTTCAACCTCTTTATACCAATTTCCATTGGCATCCTGCTTATTTCTCAACTGGAAATAACACTCTCTTGGCACGGCATTTGCATTAAGTTTAAGGCTGGAAACCTGCCCGATAACCTGTCTCAAATTAGAACCATTCAGATTTTCCATAGCCGCCCTATTCGATGTAACAAGGTTGTAAATGGCACTCATAGATGCCATAACGCACTGTTTGGAATAATCATCAAAGGCAAGACCATGTTCTGCGAAATCACGCTCCATAAGTCCGGTATACTGATTTGCATAAAATGAAAGTCTTGTATTCATTTCCTGCTTAACTGCAACTTCCTGTTTCTTTGTTTCTGCCATAATTATTTATTCCTCGCTTTCTCCGGCAGCTACCGGTTCCTCATACTTCTTCACAACTGCCACCTTATCAGCACCGTAGGTATCCACCCACTTCATATCCACGGTTACAGATGAAACCGTCAGCTTTGCACCTTTGGCATTTACAACCATATCGCCGGCTTTTACGGAATCCTCGGTGCGGTATGTATAACTTCTGGTGCTGTTTGGAAATTTTGCTTTGATATACTGCATCATTAGCCCTCCTTTTTCACATATCCATTTGACAAATTTTCAAGAATACGCAAAAGTCTTTCGTTGGTTTCTGTGACTTTTCTAAGTTCTCCTTCAAGGTAATATTTATTACTCATAAGTTCATCTACCTTTGTTCGCAAATCCGAGTTTTCAGCCTTCAATTTTTCAATATCATCCATGTACACGACCTCTCTTTCCTTTATTTCTCATATCTTTCTCGCAATACGGAAGAGAACAATGTCCGGCTCTTCCCCAGAACCCTTTACTTGCACTCTTCCAACGCTTGCACGACATACACCGTGCATCCGGCTGTATGATGTTGTTGCTTATTCCAACTCTTGACATTCGGCACCCTCGCTTTCTTTCAGTTCATCAAATAGCCAAAAGTGTTCTTTGTCTTGAATGCAGTTATAGTCAAACCACTGCTCGCAACTTATACTGTTCTGATGGAATCCAACCGCAATACAATTCGGTTCTTCATACAAACTTTCAAGCACATCTGCCTGCTCATTAAGATTTGTATTTCCCTCAAACTTGCGGAAAGCATCAATAACTTTGGGAATATCTTCTTTCTTAACAAGGTATTTATCGAATGTGGTAAACAGGACGATTTTTTCATCATACGTGACAGATTTATCATCCACAAGATTCCAAATTGCTTCCATCTGCCCCATGTCAAATAATGATGCCCCATGACCACAATACTTTTCCCCTAAAATGTTCCACACTCGCATTGAACCAAGCCATGCGTTACTTACCTCTCCATAACTTTCAGAATCTCCATTTTCATCAAACTTAAAAATTTCAATGTGACTCATCCTACACACCCTCCACTTTCAACTGCTTATCCTCGGAAACCGTCAGAAGAATTAGCTGGGTATCAACGACCGGCACATATTCGTCATTGATGCTCTCAGCACCATCAAGGAAGATAGGAACATACATATTAAAGAACTTCTGAAAACTGTTGCAAATATCAATCTTCGCTTCAATTTCTCTGCCAGTGTTAGTCGTGTCACCGAACACCTTGTAAATGCCGGTTTCTTCATCAAGTACTGTAGGAATACAAACTTCCTTATATTCTCCGTTTTTCTGGAAATCGAACAACTTCCAACGTACAATACCGAAATGCTGATTGATTTCTTCAACAAGTAACTTATTCTTTCGTTTTGAAACTTCTTTGAGCTGATAAAGAATCCTCTCGGCATCTGCCTTTGCTTGTCCATACTCGTTCTGTTTATGTTGCATATCTGCAATCTTGTCATCAATTTGAACATTGTTTTCAGCCTGTGCAATAATCTTATTTACTTCATCAAGCTGGCTCTGTAGATCTGCTTTCTCGACTTTCAAATCAGTAACAATCTTGTCCGCACCATCAGATTCCAGCTTTTCAATATCGGCGAGAACCTTGTCACGCTCTGCTTTCAGTTTCACATAATCTTCATTATGCGTGTAATCAGCTTCGCTCGGGATCTCGGATAACTGATTCGAAAGTTCTTCTTTCTTTGCAATGGCATCCTGTTCCTGTTTCTTTAAAGCGTCAATTTCTGTATTCAGATCAGCATTTTTCTTTGTAAGTTCGGTAATAAGTTCTTTCTTCTCGGTGCCAATAGTATTCAACCGATTCAGTTCAACCTTTTTGTCAGTGTCAAACTTAAATCTTTTTGCTTTCAGTTTTTCTTCTGCATCCGCCTTGGCTTTTTCTTTCTGGCTTTCAAAATCAGCCTTTAACTGCTCGATTTTATCTTCTGGCAACTTCTGACCGCACAGTGAACAAACAGTGCTATTTTCATCAAATACCCACTTGGATTCGTCAAACAGGTAAGGCGCTTCATCAAATGCCTTGGCATATTCTGCATTGTACTTTTCTCCAATTTTCTTCCGTTCTGCATCCGCATCTGTGATAGCCTTTTCATTACCGACAATCTGATTTTCTTTCAAAGAAATCGTCTGCTCCAGATGTTTTAATTCATCTTCGCAACCGCACAGATCAGCATCAATTTCGTATCTACGATTGGATAATTCGCGGTTCATCGTCTGTGTAATTCCGGATATATCAAGTTGTAACCGCATTTCCTTATCGCGCAATTCGTCAAGCGAATGATCGGCACCGGCAATCTTCTTATCGCATTCAGCGATTCTTCTTGTCAGATCAGCCTTGGCAAGTTCCTGCTCTGCCACATCTACATCAACTTTTGCTTTCTCCAGACCGATAATCTGATTAGGAATCGCATCTAACTGTTCAACTGCTTTCTTCTTGGAAGCGTTATTCATGGCTTCAATTTCCTCGAATTTATAAGATTCAAGTAGTTTTGCAACATCGGCAGTTTCTTTATCCATTTGTGCAATCTCTAAATCTGTTTTTTCGCTTGCCATAGTGAATAAATATTTGCGCATTTCATCCTGTTTTTTCTTCAATGACAAATCCTTGGTAAACACATTCGGGTGCGAACAAATGAGGAATTTATCAAACTCAAACCCTAATTCTTCCAGATATGCCTTAAAATCACGTTCTGTCTTAGGCACAGAATTGATCTCATATGTATTTGTGATAGTAACTTTCGAAACTCCATTTTTATCCGGTTTTCCAACTTTTCGCTTCTGCATCTTGGAAAGAGTAATCTCTTTTCCGTCCACATCAACATCTGCAGTAACGGTTGGAATGCAATCTTCTACATTGTCCGGTTTGATGTTCGGGTTGCTTGTAAGTTCATAGTTCTTATCAGAAATCAGCCAGTACCATGCTGAACCGATTGTGGTCTTTCCTCTCCGGTTCATGCCGGAAACCCTTGTTATCTTGCCAAATTCGTATGTCTTATCCTTTACACCTTTGAAATTTTCAATATGTAACGATTTTAAAATCATTCGCATTTTTGTCTCACCCTTTCTTTAAATTCTCTTTTCAGTCTATCGAAATTCTTTTCGTTCTCCATGTATCCACTCAAAGTTTCGATTGTCAGCATATCTGTTGTGCCCTGTTTGCATCCTCGCAATCTGATATTATCTTCATGTTCTTTTGTAATGTATCCGTGTAACATGTTGATATGTAACTTGCACTCAATCAGTTCTTCATACTCTTCTTTTGGAACATAAACATAATTTTTCTTTCCCATGTTACACCCCCACGATTCCTTTTATTGATAACTCATATGTAACTTTTTCCACAACGCGACCATTTTTACACGTTTTCTTGTATCTACGGCTCTGTAATCTTCCGTATGGGCTTACCCTATCGCCTAAAGCAAGCGAGTCCGTATATTCTGCACACTTTCCCCATGCAATACAAGTAATCAAATCCTCTTTCCCATTCTCTCTTAAAGTTTTGAGTTTCACATCACAGATTTTACGACCAAGTGGTGTTTCTCTAAGGTGCTTTTCCTCGATGATTCCATCAAGACTTACTTCATTCAAAGGGCTATCATCCTCTGGTTTTGTGATCGCATCAGCCATAACATACATAAGAATGGCTTCTCCGGATCCTGTTCTCACGCGCCTAGTAATTATCTTCCCATTGACACATACTGTTCCGCTAATTTCTGTATCACAGATTTTTTCATCAAACAGTACCGGAAGTATATCTGCAACACCGCTTCTTCTTTCAACTCCGATGAAAAATTTATAAAATTTCTTACCGTTCGATTTATGGCTTTCCCTTGGTGCTGATACAACATCACCGATCAACGTTATTTTGTTCTCCATTGCTTCTCCTTCCCATTTCTCTATCAAGAACCTTTTCAAAATTCTCTTTATCATTCTGTTTCTTTCGTTTCCCTGCCAAAAGTTCAGCAAGCATACGCTTTTCTTCCGTGGAACATCTCGTGCCACTTATATACACAACGCCTACCATGCATCCTCTCTCATTCTGCGTTTTCTCTTAATTCGCTTGTCAAGTTCGGCTCTCTTCCGGTCTACCTCTGACCAGTAATACATGATTGCCGCAATTACTGCACCGGCTACAAATTTAATAGCCGCCATATTCCCGGCCGTGCCATCGCTATCCATATAACACGCGGCAACTAAGGAATATTCCATTGCAACCGCACCTATGATGAATTGGATTACTTTTTTCATTCATGCCCCTTTCTGCCACTTTATAATTTAGTACAAGTCAGAAACAAACGTTCCGAGTAACGGACATACAACAACGCGCACAGAACCATCTTCCATGGAATATGTAAAAGCCATTGCGGGTGTGTAAGTCGAATCTCCTGTCTGTATCTGCGCATCTCTTACAGAAACTCCATATGTTGTTTCCTCGTCAACGAAAATGCTTGAAAAACTTTCCGCAGAGTCTACCTTTGCCAAATAGTTGTCACCGCTACGAATTACCCTTGAATTAACTTTCTGAAATTCAAAATTGCTCATTTTAATTCTCCTTTCCATTATGTGTTTCGTTTTCCTCGCCCTGCTCACTATGTTTTGAAGCAGAACTCTCTACCATTCCAAGAACATATCCTTTCTGAAAATCTGTCATATTCGGAATGGCATCACGAAGTTTTTCGACAACTCGCTTTTCCTTTTCGCTCATACAATCACTTCCTTTCATGCGCAATATCTGATTTCGTACTCTGCTACAATGTTCAAGTCGCATCCGAAAATATACATTAAAATAGGAAGAAACTAATTTCTTTTGTACTTCCCATGCCAAATCATCCGTGAACGACTTGGCCAACATTAGATAGCCCTGTTCGGTAAAAAGATACATTCCGTTAGGAGCGGTTACACCAAATTCCCCCTTGGCTTCATCCGAATTTCGGACGAAGTAATCTTCTCCTAAAATAAAGTGTTTCTTATTGTCGTTAAATATTTTTCTCGCTGTTCCGTCTGGTCTTTCATGTACCATGTCAATGTCCTTAAATGTGACCACTCTTTCCCCTTTGTACTCTTTGATGGAAATATCTGCATTTCCAATGTGTACCAAATTATCCATATTTTCACTCCTTTCTGTGATATAATTCCCTTATCATCAAATAAGGGAGGTGATACAATTTGAAATACTTTTTGTTTTGCGATTTTTCTACAATATCCTGCGACCGAGAAAAGATGGCAGAGATATTAACTGAAAACGATATAACGTTCGCAAATATCAATAATTTTTGTTGGGAACTAAAAGTTCCGGATAAGTTTGGAATTCCAATCTGCGACACGACCGCAGAATCTATTCACTGCCTGTTTTATCAGTACACTCACAAGAACTCTCTTCTTCTTGTGGTAAAAGCAAATGAATATTTTCCAAACGGAGATTAGGATATAATCTCTTTGTTTCTTCATATACGGTTTTGGTTTTCAGCCATTTCCGCATATGAAGAACCTGTTCCATGACATCCATATCGTGAATATCCACTTTGTTTAAAATCTTCTGCAATTCCTTTTCCATTCCATTAAAATAAGAAACCGGAACAACAACCAAATCATTCACGGATTTAATTTCTTTCATGTCCTCACTCGCTTCCTTTCTTTTATAATCCAATTTAATTGGATGTATCTGGCACAAAAATAAAATCCATTGGAATACCAGATAATTTGCTCATGGTTTTCAACTGTGATAAGCTAGGCTCTGTTTTGCCCTTTTCCCAATTGACAACGGTTGCATTAGATACACCAAGCATTTCAGCCCATTCCTTTTGTGTCATTTTCGCATTTACGCGAACTGCTTCTAATGAAATTCTAGGCATCTTTTTCTCTCCTTTCATATTTGATGGTTTAATCATAATCCAATTATTTTGGATTGTCAACACTAAAATTCAAATTTATTGGATTTAATATTGAATTTTTTATTTTATTGGTTTATAATACAATTAGAAAGGAGGGCAGAAGAAATGGATAATGAAAATCAATTTAGCGAAATGGATATAGACGATATCCAAAAAGAAGTGTTTGCTGAAAATTTAAGATACTATATTGAATTAAATCAAAAACAGCAAATAGATGTTGCAAAAGACTTAGGTATTAACCCAACAACTTTAAGTATGTGGTGTACCGGTAAATCATTTCCAAGGTCAGGAAAGCTTCAGGCATTGGCTGATTATTTCAAAATCGGAAAAACAGATTTAATAGACCCACGCATTAATAAATCTGTTGACGAAGAATTTTCAAGTGTTGTATTAAATATTGGAATGAATGATGAACGTTTTAAAAAAATTATTATTGAATATAGCAGATTGCCAGCAAGCAAAAAAGAATTGTTATGTGAATTTTTCGAAAAATTTATATTCTAAAAGAAAAGCAGGGTTCAACGCCCTGCTTTTTCTTCTTTTAAACCAGCTTTTACAAATTCATGCAAAATTCGTAAAATCTTATAATCTTCAATTTCTTTTATCATAGTTATAATTTCTTCTTTGTAAGTCTTTTTTGTTTTTACTTCTCCTACCATAAAACCTCCAATCACAAACTATTATGTACCAACAAAGCAATTACAGAACGTATGTTCGGCATAGTCAATCCCCAATTATGGGCGGAGCCATGCCAAACCCCACCCATGCCAGAACTTGAAGTGTCCTTTCGGACAAGTCCATAGTATCACTGTAATATGCATGATTTCAACATTTTTCGGTCGCAAGTTTCGACAGAAAATGTCATTGCAGAGAAGCGGAGAGCTGTTTCTCAATCTCTTCTTGTACTTTTGCGCGCCAACGCATCGGCACTTCATCAATCGTCATTTTCTTGTCTACCAGAATACGTCTTACATAAAATTTAACCATATCCTACACCTCACTTTCTGCAGCAATGCTTGCCAGTTCTTGGATTGCTTCTGCATTTGCTTCATGTCCGGCTTTAAGCTCATCAATTGCCTTTTCCATTTCCGTCTTTGTCCGCAACCGGATAGTAACGGTATATGTACCATCTTCTGTGCCATCCTCGCCCATGTTCGGAACATATGTAAACCCATCGGATTTCAGATTGGTATATTTTCCAGATGCTTCATCGTTGTGTATAAATGCCACTTCTGCAATGTTTTCCTCTGTGAAAGCATCTGTGATTGTCTTGACAGCATCGAAATTCTCCGCCTTGATCTGAATGTTTCCAAGACTTGCTCCTTCAGCAATCTCGAAGGTTGTCTGATCTTTTAAAATAATTTTATCCATATTATTTTTTCCTTTCTATGATAAAAAATGGTTAATAAGTTGCGTTCGAATATTTGTTCGATATATTTTCTTAAACGGCAGTTTAAATACTGTATTTTATGCGATTAAAGAAACAAAAGATGCGAACAACGCTGACCCTGGAATTGCACGTATGCAACCGAACAGCAATTATGATACTTCTACCAATAATCCGTTTCCAAATTTCCACACTATACTTTTAACAATTCCATTTGTTGAGCCAGGTGGTGGCTATGCGGTTCAAATAGGTGTATCTATAGCTGCACAATACAATGGAAAATTAGCCGTTCGTGTCAAAGATTTGGGAAATTGGCAGGATTGGAATGTTATTTCTTAATAATACTCTTTCCGGAATAAAACTAAACATCGTATAGAATAAAGTCCCCATCCCAAACTTGTACAAAACAAAAAGTAGTACTTCGTGGAGTTGTAAGCAACCCAGAGCTATAGTTTAAAGTTTCTAAGCCATTCCACGAAAATATTATAAGTGTGTAATCGCCAACATTTTTAAAAGTTGTTACGTTCTTAGATATCAAATTATAGAATTTATCTTCTATTGTGTTGATTTTGTATATCCCACAACCACCAGATACTTGCGACGATGAAGACCAATTATCAATAAATTTTCTGAATTTAAAATTATTTAAGTCATTTAAACTGCCGTTTAAATCACTTATCTGTTTAGCTAACGTACCCTCAACGTTGGGATTAGCCTGTCTAGCGTCTAAAGCAAAGCCAGCCTCTGTTGTTGTAAGGTTGTTGACGATGCTTTCAGGTTGCAGTGCACTTCCGATTTTGTCCTTTAAGGCATCTGCCAATTTAATTACATTGTTGACCTGATCCATTGTGAGTGTTGTTCCATCAATGCTGACCTTAAGGGTTCCATCTTCCGCAATCGAAAGTCCGTCTGCCGGTTTCACAATCCCGGCATCCTCTTTCGTTGCGATTGCACCGACACCACCCACAATCGACTTCGACCAATATTCTGTATTGCTTGTCGCCGTTCCTACCGGAACTTCTTTTTTCGCAAAATACAATGTATTGTTATATGTCACTGCATCCAATCTCTTATATGCAGCATCTGCGCTCCAATCGCCTTTTGGCACGATTGCTACTCTTCCTGCTATAGCCATTTAAGCCACCTCCCAATTCAAATTCCCGTCATTGTCAACGACAAAGTTATATGCCGCATTGTCCGTGTAAATCAACTCTCCATCCTCATTCACATCAAATTCTGTCATTGTGAGTTTCTTGTTAATCTCGTCTTCGATTCCCTGCGCTCGGTCTGCGCTGTCCTTGGCATCTGTGGCGGATTTTGCCGCGTTGGCTTCGGACTCTTTTGCGCTTTTGGCAGACGCTGTAGCCTTGGCAGATTCCACCTTAATATCCGCTAAAAAGTTCGGTTGCAACTTATCCTCGGTAATCGAACCATTCTTAACGATAGCCTTAACCTTGCCACCCGCAACCTCAAATGCAATTGTATCAGAGTCCAAGAACTCATACTCTGTAATCAGAGATGATAAATCCACGTTCTGTACCGTGCCATCGTCAAGCGTGATTACTAATTGTTGTGTTTGCGGATTGTATGTGAAGTTGACTGCCAGCTTCTCCAACTTGGTATCAATGACCGCTTTGGAACCATTCATCTTAACGACAGTCAGCGTACCGTTGGATTCATTCCAAAGGATTTCCTCTACAAGCTCGTTAGCCTTTGTCAAGTCAACCTTCGTAGTATCGAGTGCGCACACACGATCGTCGATTGCATCAATGCCGCCCTCTATGTTGTTCAGCCTACTTTGATTAATTGCTGTCTTTTCACTTGGAAAATTCTCCCAATATTCGCGGCTATAGATTTTCTGATATGCCATCTGATCACTTCCTTTCTAACGCGGATAGTCTGCGTTCAAAATCGTTACATCTGTCCTGCAATTTCTGTATCATGGCAGTGTTAAGCACAATAAACTCTTGATAGCACAATGTATACATATCATTTGCTCCACCATTCTGCTCTAAGAATTTTTCCCATTCCTCATTAGATTCAAAATCTTTTTCGGAGAATACCGCATGTTCCAGTCCGTAAAACTCATTTTCAGATATGTCACAACATTTCATTGCCTGTTCAACATCCTGTGCAACAAATCCAATGTGCATTTTTTCTTCATTTTCTATGAGCCTATATTCCATCGGTTGTAGCAACTCAAAAAATCTCTCAAACCGATCATCCTCTAACAGTTTCCGAAAATCTTTTTTCTTTCTACGGTCAGACGTTGTTTTCCAACCACCGGAAGAATACCCTCCGGCAAATGGATTAACCGTAGTTCCACAATACACAGAACTAGAACTTGGAATAAGATTTCCATTGCCAGAAATTTGCACATGCTCATTAGCTGTAATGCCTTGCAAATAATATGCGGTCGATGCTTTTATACACTGTTTTGCACTTTCCGCGGTTGTTGCAGAGTCTGCTGTCGTAGCATGATCCGCAGTGCTTGCATGATCCCCTATGGCTACTCCATCTTGATCCGTTACAGAGTTTAGATCGATGCGTATGTTCTGCAGCATTGGCCTTCCTCTTGCATCGAGACCAATAATTACAAGGTCATCTCCTTGTGACGTTGCAATAAAGTTCAATGAATCAACGATTGACACTCGGCCATCGCCATCAAGCTGGAAGTTATTGCTGTTGACTATGAGTCTGTTTCCGCTAAGCGTAATCTGGTCGGCACTTGCATTAATCATCGAAACGACTTGGTCGTTTTCATCTCTTCCAAGTTTCAATTCCAATGATGCGTCTAATTGTCCCTCTGCTTTTTGTGCGCGGTTGACTTCTGCAGAAATGCTTTTTGCGGTCTGCTCAAACTTGGTATTTGTCTGTTCCTCTAAATCCTCATACGTGGATTGAAGATGGTCTGCATTTCGTTCTAACTTTCCGGTACGTCTTTCCACGCTTTCAATCGTATCTCTGATAGAATTAACCTTTGCAGAGTGCGTCTGCGTGCCCTGTGCCGAGATTGAATCTCTCTTGCTTTGTACTCCGGTTAAGGTTCTTTGCAGAATGTACGTTTCAACAATCTCTCTCGTGGTATTGAATCGGATTGGTTCCCCAAGTGTCAGACATGGATTTCCGACACAGGTGCAACTTTTAATCGGTGTGTATGCCGCCTGTGCCATAATCGGCAATAGGTTATTTGCAATCCGTTCCAACTCTGCTCCGGTCTTGTCTGATACAAGAAAGTTTCCTGTAATCGAATAGTTGTTTCCGGCAGTTCCAACAATAGCACCGGCATTATCTTCACTTGTCTTGATTTCAAGCTGTGTGATTGCCTTGCTTTGGAAATCCTCATAATCAAACGTGATATAGTGTCCGGTCATGGACTCTGTGTTTGCATCAGACGGAAATAAATTGTCAGACGGAAATAAATCTTCTGCCGGATAAAGTGCGCTTGTGATTGCTTTCAGAAAGACATACTCAAACTTGCCATTCCGGTTGATATTACCAAAGCATCCGTTAATCTCACAGATTGCCGTCACAACCGTTTTTCCGCTGATAGCGGACTCTTCTGTGACTGCGCTTGAATCGTCCGTCTGTGTGGCTACAATCGTCTTATTGACCGTCATGGAATCATTGACAAGGCTCGTTTCGACTTGCGCAATTCCAAGATGCGCAAAAAAGCTATCGCGGAACTGCCTAAGTGTCATTGGAAAGCTAAGTCCTGCATACCAAGACTTTACATCCGTATTGATAATGTCGTACATAGCGTCATATGCCGTAATCTGCCGTTTCGTTCGGTCGGCCGTAGGAACATCGGATGCAACCTTAAAAACTCCGTATGGCATCGGATTTTCGCTATCTCCGTCGATTGTTTCTTCGATAGAGATTGTCTTTCCAATAATGTTTCCTGCGGTGTTCCGCGCTGTGAATTTTACGCAATTCGCTTCGCACGCTCCAAACTTTAATTCAGATTCCGAACAAAGGCTTTCTTCAAGTGCAAACGTACCGATTTCAAGCATCGAATTGTCTATCTTCTGATTCGTTCCAACAACAGATATGACCATCTGCTTATCTGTCGCGGAATCCCAATACTTTTCTTTCAAACTACTATTTATCATACACACCGCCTATAAATGAAAACTTGATTGGGTCATATTTTATCTTCCCATGTGCCACAGAATAGAACGTAGGCTGAATGTCAGCGATATATCCGTACTGTGTCACATATCCGCGTTTCTCCGGCACATATGCCGTGATATAGCCACCGCGCTCCTTTGCCTTGGTATAGTTCTTTTCGATGTTCTTCCAAAAATCATCAAACTGCTTTTCGGTCAGCATGGCTTTAGTTTCAAACTCGACCTTTAAGGCTTTCAGTTCCACGGCATCACGATGCTCATATCCGTTTTCATCCGTCCAAGGGTCTTTATCCTGCATGTTTACATAGGAACTAAACGTGTCCTGCTTTATTAAATTGTTTGGTATGGTATAATTGCCAAACTTTACTAAATATCCGCCATATCCCATCGTTTACCTCCTAAAAATGGGTATAAAAATAGCACCTACCTTTTGGTAGATGCTATCCATTTGATTAAATTTTAAGCTACTACTGATTCCCATTCAGATTTCAGCTTTTCTACATCGTTTTCAAAAAGTTTGCAAGCGATTTCGTACAACTGCGGAATCATTCCCATTTCCCTGTCGATATAATCCATCTTGTTTCTTACTTTCGGTTTGAGTGCGCACCCTTCCATCCTTGATTTAAGGTTGCAGTGATATTTCCTTTCAAATTCTCCATAAAGCAACGAATAGCGTTCTTGATACTTTCCATCGGCACCAAAACGGACAATCTGTGTTATCCGCTGTCTCTTGGTTGCCAAGTCAATATCATCAACGAGTCCGATAATAACATCTTCCTTATGGATGATTTCTTTCTGCTGTCTTTTAATGGTTTCGTTCTGCTCTCTAACAGTTTTTAATGTCTGTGAAAATATCAGTTTAGTGTTTTCATCTGCATATGGTAGGTAAGTAGAAATAAATAATTCATCATTATTGACATACCCACCTGTTTTACGGATTGTAGGGAGAACCTCGGATGTTACCCAACGTTTGAACTTATGAAGTTTTTCTTTTCTTTCGTTTATAAGGGAGTCGTTTTGTGACACACCCTTTGCTTTCTGTGGTTGCATCTGAAAGAGCAAGGAATACAAACCGCTTTCATTAACAACCGTCATTCTTTGTTTTCCACCGGGAGTATCAATTTGTGACACACCCTTATCAGAATCATCAATATTTGAAAGGCTTCTTCTGTAATTCGTATCTCCAAATACTTCGCATATATCCTTTCCAACAAACCATGGTTCATCATCGACCATGACCATTCTGATCTGTCCGAATATTGGATTCTCAAATACCTCAATGCTGTTTTGAATCTTAAGCATAAGTTGTGATTTTTTCATTCGTGTCTACCTCCATACATTTTTATCTGAATAAAAAAGAGGAAGCCACTTGTGAAATCACATTGGTTTCCTCTTTCGTACAGTATGGCGTTCAAGTAAGTAATCCGCATCTTCACGGATAAGGTTGTTTCCTTAGTAATAAGGATAGACTATTTTCGATTTTGTGTCAATCCGATTTTGGAATTAAAATAAGCCGTGTTTCCACGGCTTATACTTTTATTCTTCTGCCACTATTGAAAATTTTACTTTTGAATTTCCATAATAGCTTGTACTGTATTCTGTGTCAAAAACATTCGTGTCCATAGGCACTTCAAAATATATTGAACCTTTAGTTTTTTTACCCGGACTAAGCGTTGTGTCAAATGTGCTGTCTATGTAATCAACAGCATAATCGTCTGCGTATGCCGAAAAATCATATCCAGAAATGTCTTGATCTTCATCTGATATATTTTCAAACTCAAAATCTAGTTTCATAAACGCATTTCCATCATCAGGACTTTAATACGCAACATCGTCCAATGTTAATTTTGCAGATGAAAATGTTATTATCAAGTCATTAGTCTCAACCGAATCGCCTAATGTGAAGTAGTCATCGTATGAATCGGTCGATTCTTCCGTTTCATCGTCCAATACTTCCGCATCTCGATTGTTTTCAACTTTTTTAGGTTGGTCTGAATCACTTTCGTCAAATACGAGTGCCGCAAAAATAAAAATAATTATCGCAACTATTGAACAAGCCAGACCCGCAATTGCAGTTCCATGCCCTTTCCATTTTTGCGTAAGTGCAATAATTGCGCATACAAGACCGATTATTGCAGGAACTACACCTATCGCAACACACGCTAACAAAATGCCTGCTATTCCGCACACTAAAGATGCAATTCCCCATCCACTTTGTTTCATGATCAAATTCCTCCCAAAAATCCTTTAACTCATTTCAGTAACCCAAAAGAATCTGTCACGTAGTAGTCGGAATCTTCCGAGTCCTCATTCCAGACAACTAGGGATAGTTGTATGTTGTCAATATTCTTTATTGGCAAGCTCACAATGTTATCATCCATTGTCCACCACGTTACATAGGCTTTTTTATGTGGAGATAAATCTTGATATAACGTTCCTTCCGCCATAACATCATTTACTGATGATGCGTCAGAATTAACCGTAATATTATTGTCTGTAATATTTTCGATTGTCAAGCAAGCTATAAGTTCGTCCGGATATGTTCCCTTCTTTAGCCCTGTAAAGTAAACTCTAATGCTCGAATCTTCGTATGCAAGTCTGTTGATTTTCTCTTTCACGGTTACTTTGCAAGACATCACTTTCTTTCCGGCTTTAGCCTTGACCGTTGCCGTTCCGGATGATACTGCCGTAACAATGCCGCTTTTATCTACCTTTGCAATGCTTGGTTCGGTTGAACTCCATTTAACTCTTGCTTTTGTTCCGGTAACTTTCAATTTCTGTGTTTTCCCAACATCAAGCGAAATGGCTTTCTTGTTTAATTTGATAGTTGCCGCCTGTGCAACAATCTGTTTCCCATCTGCATTTTGGATTGGCATAGCCGAAGTCAAAACGGCAAATGCCAACCCCATCGCTACTAATATTTTTTTTGTGTTTCTCATAATGACTCCTTTCTTGTGATATGATTTATTTAGAATTATATCACGTTCGATTATAGAAGTCACTAAAAAACATAGACATTGTCTCCGGTTCGATTGTAATGTTCTCTCCCATAATCCCTTGCGGCTTTTCCTATGTCGTTTGTAGTAATTCCGAAATTTTTCTGTAAAATAGCTTGTAATAACTGATTTTGCTGTCGTAATAAGGAAACCTCTTGCGCAGATGTTGAATTGATAGCATCTTTGATTCCAGTAATTTCTTGGCTTCCTGCGACCGCTGGCTTACCTCCGACTGTTCCCATAATTTCCGGAAGTCCATTTTCTCCAACTGTTGCTATGCTATATTTATCCATAAAACCGCCCGTTGCATAAGCCTTTACTTTAGGTAGGCTCACTTTCGGCACAAGATCGACTCCGCTCCACTTTACCTTTGCTACTTTAGCCGCCGCAGAAACAACACTGTTGAACCCTCTCAAAACGGTATTCACTCCACCGATCAATGAATTTATTGCTGTTTCAATTCTTGAAATTACGGTGTTCATTGCCCCGGCAACGCCACTTTTCACGCTATTCCATAATTTGCTGAATATTTCAGCTACACTTTCTTTCATCTTCGAGAAAGCATTTTTTATCGGGGTGGTTACATGTTCTTTAAACCAACTAGAAACACTGTTCCACGCCCCGGTTACCGCTGTTTTTGCCGCGCTAAATGCTTTCTGAATAGATTCTTTTGCTGAACTAAAAGCATTCTTAATAGGTGTTGTAACATGCTCCTTAAACCAACCGGAAACCACAGCCCATACCGATTTCACAGTTGTCCATAGAACCTTAAATGCGGTTGATACTGCCGATTTCAATAATTCAAAATTCTTCTTTATTGGCTCTATTACCTTTGATTTAAACCAATCAGAAACAACAATCCATACAGCCTTGACAATAATCCACAATCCTTGAAAGATTTGACCGACTCTTTTCGAAAATCCTTGGAAAAATGAAACAATAGGAGTTATAACATTAGTATTGAACCATCCAGAAACTGTTTTCCATACACCGGATATATCTTTCCATAAAGAAGAGAAAAAACCGGAAACGGATTCCCATAATCCCTTAAAAAATCCGCTTATTGGCTTAATCACATTAGTATTAAACCAATCTCCTGCTTTTGAGAAAATTTCTTTTATTTCTTTCCAATGATCCTTGACTACTACAGTTGCCGTTGCAACAGCGGCTACTATTCCTGCGGTAATCGCTGCCGGTGCTGCCGCTACCCCTAAAATAACCGCCCCGACTGCCGTAATCGTAACTCCGACAAGCATAAGTGCTTCATTAAGCCAACTGAATCCGTTCTTTAGCATGGTCACAAAGTTTGATATTGCAGTAAACGCGCCAATTGCAACAGAGCCAATCCCGGTTATAGCTTTTGCTACCGGACTGATAAAAGAAAGTGCGCTCTCTGCCGCACCGCTACCGAATAAAGCTTTGACACCAGCTGAAACAGTTGTTCCAAGTGTAGCAAACGCCCCACCTATTTTTTTTGACAAAGCGGTAGACAATACTGCCGAGATTCCCTCATTTGCCGCAATTTCAACGCCAAGCCTTGATGCAAGTGAACCAGCAATTGCTTTTGAAATGGAAGTCCCTATGATTCCAAGTGCGGTTTTTGCAAGATGCAATCCAAGAATTTTTTTGATTGTCAGCGCACCGATGATAATCGCAACCGTCTTTACGTCTAGGTTGCTTAAAAACTCCTTGACACCTTTCCAAACATCCTTCCAAGAAATTTTACTTAATGCCGTAGTGACCGCATCAAATGCCCCTTGCGCCCATGCATTAAGCGTTTTAGCCAATAATGCAAAGTCAAAGTTTTGGAAAAACTTGTTTATTCCGTCTGCGATTGAATTTCCAAATTGCTTCCAATTAAATGTCGTTCCAAACGAATCCAATCCATGAAGCACCGTGTTTAATGAATTTGCGATCAGTTTTCCGGTTTCTCCGAAAAGCGTTGTTCCTTTTTGCCCTTTAAATAGTCCGTTAAGGAATTTGGCTAATCCCCTTCCAAAGCCTTCAGCTTTTGCATACACTTTTTCCCATTTAATTTTTTTCATTGCGTTAATTAACGCACCGGAAATAGACTCTCCCAACTGTTCAAGGTCTTTGATTTTGCTTTTGAATTTCTTAAAGATGGTGTCCGTCTGAACTAATCCACCATCAGCACCGGTGCCGCCACCAGCACCTGAACCAGATCCAGAACCAGAACCTTTATTCCCGGAACCGGAAGTATTATCTTTACTTTGTTTTGAAATAACCTTTAATTCATCAAATGCACGAGTTGCCTGCTGGATTTCCTTTTTTGCTTTCTTGGCATTCTTTGCGATACCGCCTGTGTTTTTCCCTGCGCTTCCTGCGGCATCACTTAAATCGTCCATGCCATTAGATGCGCTTCCAATATCATCAGCAAGACCGCTGATTCCTGCCCCTTTGCTTGCTTCATACTTCCATCCGAAGATAGAACCTAAAGCATTTGTTACCATCTCTGCGAAGGAAATAACCTTTTGCAGAACTGAATTAAGCACCTTGATAAATGGCTTGAATGCATTGATTAAACCACCACCAACAACCGCTCCAAGTGCTTTGAAGTTCTCTTTAAGCATGGTTATCTGGTTATGCCATGTATCGGCTGTACGTGCGAAATCTCCGGTGATATTGGTTGTATGCGCAAGCACATACTGATAACGCAACATGGCTTTTTCAGCCTGCGTCATTGAAGAAATGTTCGCATCAAGTCCTTGCTTTAACGCCCATTCCTTTAATGTTGCCTGTGTCAAGTCGATACCATAACGCCGCATAGGTGCCGTAGTACCGGAAAATACAGATTGCAGACTCTTGGCAGTATCTTCTTGGCTCACATCATAGAATGAAGCCATATCTCCGGCTAATTCTGTCAACCGGATAGACATTTTTGCCATCTGCCCTTGCGGAATATCAAGGGCAGTTCCCATGGCCTGGAAACGGCTTGCAAACTGTTTCGCGGACAATTCAGACATACCAAATTTTTCAATTGATGTTTTTGCGAAATTGTTAATTAGGCTTTCATACTGCCCGAATGTCTGCCTTACAACGTTCTCAACCTCTGTCAGTGAGGATGATATGTCAATGGCGTCTCCAAGTAGCCTAAATCCGCGAAATAAAGCCCAATACGTTGCATACACTTTTCCGATTGCAGACGCAAGGGAGAACGACTTCTTGGTAACCGCAGAAGCACTGGAACTAAATCCGCTAAATGAGCTTGTGATGCTTTTTGCCGCTGTCCCTGCCGCTCCACCGGTACGCGATAATTTTGCCAATGCATTTGTCATGTCAATAATATTCCGGCTCACGCTAGGGGCTTTCGACAGTTCAGACATAAGCTGTCGCATAGCAACTGCAAGTTTCGGAATATTTTCAATCGCCTTGGTGGAACTCTGGTAGCCAAGCTGTTTGATTGCAGATGCAAGTTCGGTCAGACCCTTAACAGATGCCGACATTCCAGAAATCCCTTTTACCGCATTGGAAATCTGACGCATAGAACCAGCCGCAGCATTAATCTGTTTGCTGTTGATAGAGCCTAATTTGCTTACATTTCTTGCAACTGCAGAAAAAGTCCGTGTGTCAATTCCACGCATTGCCGTCATTGCCCCTGCGAGTCTGTTTACCCCTGTGGAAAGACTATTCAGATTTCCGGTACTAAGCCCAGAAAGCACGGAAGATAATCGCCCAAGTCTTGTCACAAGCGCATCTATCTGACCGCTTGCCTGTTGTGCCTGCGCTTGGATTTTTATTTCAAGAGACTCTAATTCCATTTATCCACCAACTTTCTACATAAGAAAAAGACGGTAAGATTTGACCCTTACCGCCCTTGAATTACTTTTTCAGTTTTCCCTTTTTCAGAAGAGAAAGCATCTTTGAATTTTCCTCTGATGTAAACTTGAAATTGGAAAATCCGTTCTTTTTTGCGATTTCCGCACGATGTTCTTTCGACACATCATCTTCCCCAACCGCTTTTAATGCTTCGACTATTGAACCGGAATTTCCGGTATACTTCGGATAATACTTGGTTTTGCATTTCTTTGCGCCTTTTACAACAATAACTGTGTGCCCTTTTATGCGTGTCACAAGAATATCTCCGTTGCGAAGAATAAACCCGGCATGATAAGACCCCATATCATCAAACAAACCGGATTTCAAAATTACCGGTCGTTCATTGGATGTATTGAAATCTCCCACATCCTTACCGGATGCATAGATAATACAAGCACGTACAAGAGAAGAACAATCGCATTCCGTCTTGACCTTTGTGTTAATGCCATGCTTAATGACTCCGTAGCGTTCCGATTGGTCATAGCCGATATTTTTATTGTCAGATGCAATCTGCATAGCTTCAGCTAACTTCTCCGCAACCCTATCGTCCTTCGCCCTTAGCACGTACCATCCCTTAGAATGGTTATAAAACTTCTGCGTAGACACTTCCTGTCCGGTCTGGTCTCCGGCTTTTCCGCCAGAATAGCAGTTTCCGTGTTCATCGTGTCGCGCACTTCCGATAATTACTGCCATGGTAATACCTCTTTTCTTAAACTATCTTTGGCTTTGGTAAATGTGATTTCCTTGATTCAGCCGCCCATGCTTCTTCCGCCTTAAGCATTTCTCGTATCTCAGCATCGGGATCGTCCGTATTCTGCTTTTCGATGGAATCATAGCAAGTTTCTTTCACGTACTTACTATTACCCTTGCCGAATGTCGCGTCTATTGCGGTCACAAGTGCTGACGTTGCATATCTTCCGAACCACATATACATTTCCATGTCGCGTTGCTTCCATTCTGCCTTATATGCATCCACATAAGGCTTAAGCAACTCTGGATTCATCATATCTATATCATCAATGGAAAATCCGTAGCCTTTCGTTACCATAAGGTAAAACGGACGGATTTCCGCAACGTAATATTCCCATGTTAATTCTTGACTTTCGCTTTGGATGGGGTCTTTTTCTTCTCTTTCTCCTGCTCCTGCGCTCTCTCCAACGACTCCATCATCTGCGCTAAAAAACCGTTTGTCATCATTTCCTCCTGCATATCAGCGAATAAATCCATGCAGTTAATCTCGTTTGTGTCAATCGCATCATAGAGAATGTCGGACACCTTCTCAAGCTTCTCATCGTAACCATCGTTTGTTTTGTAATCATATCCAAATTCTTCATTGTGATGCATCTGCAATCCCACAAGAAGCGTCTTAGGAAGTGTTTCAAGAAGAATATCTTCCATAGAAGAAATATCTTCCATGTCCTGTGTCTTCATAATATCCTGTAAGATATGTGATTTTAACGATGGTCTTGTTGCAAACTGAATTGTATATTCTTTTCCACCTAATTTAACTTTCATGTTTTACCTTGCCTTTCTGCCCTATATTGGCAAGGGGCAGTGTTGCCACCGCCCCATTGTTGCTTATCTTATTGCTTCAAGTTCTGCTATCGACCGATCATCCTCGCCTACCGGTGCGGTCGATTGCTCGTCCGATAGGCTTTTTACCCCACCACTGTTACAGTGAATGTTCCATCGTTGTTATCAACGACTTTCAGCTTATCCGTAACAAGCTCTGATGCCGTGCTCGGAATAACAGTTGCGGTCATTTCAAGGATTTCATCTACACCGCCTACATCATTCGGTGTCGCGGTAACAGTTCCGGTGTATGCGTATTTTGCCACGCCACCGATTCCATCTGTACCGTACAGGTGGATAATGTCAACCTTTTTATCTCCCAGCTTTTCGATGTTTTCCAGATATTCTTTTGCAAGGTTTCCGGTGATTTCCCGGGAATCCGCTGTCTTAATACCTTTCTCAAATGTCTGCTGTGGGTCTTCCATCGTGGTTGACTCAACCGTGTTTGGTGGAGATGCCGGAGATGGAATAGACTTTGCAGCAAGTAAAAGGTTGTAAGTCCCTGCAAAGTCGGCTTGTTCCGCTGTGTGCTCTTTAATAATCACACGCGACTTATAACTTGTTGATGCCATGATTTTCTGCTTCCTTTCTGCCTTGCGGCTATGCTAAATTTTCATACGCTCCAATAATTCGCGATACGCGAAAAGTTGCCGTGCGCACTTGTTTGGAAATCGTGAACACAGCATTTGACACATCAAAATTTTTTGATTTAAAAAAGGACACTGCACACTCTGCAATGTCCTTAATCTTTTCTCTTTTCCCTTTATTCGTTATTGTAATTTGAAATGTCGGGCGAATTGCGTTAATAAAATAGGACTCCGTATCTCTCCCAGCTTCTGTGAATCCAATCTGTTGTATAAGAAGTGTTGGAAAAACAGGCGTTCCGTTTGATTCCTCGTCCTGTGTTACCTTGATTCCGCTTTCTTTGCTTTCCATGTAAACTTTCAGCAATCGGTAAACGGTATCTTCAAAATAAATCGCCCACCCATTTAAATCATTTTCCACCGAATACCTCCCTTGCAATCTTTACATACTGTTGAATAATCTGTTGTTCCGCATTGTACATAGGCATTGTGGCTTTGATACCGTGGGTATAACGCCATGTTTCGGTCTTATCGTCCCAATAGTACCAACCATCTTCAAAAGCGTGTATTTGCCCCGGATACGTGCCGACACCGAATCCAAGTTCTGGTGCTTTCGGGTTCTCTTTGGAGTTGTAAAAAATACCGGCTCCAAACTCTACCGCCAACAAAGTATAGAACGGTTCTCTATCTTCTGCCGTTACCGTTTTTCCGGTTGCAATCAGAATCGCGTTTGAGGTCATTAACTGTGGTGCTTTATCTACCCTTACCGTTATCGTGTTTCCGATTGGAGATTTCGATATTTGTTTTATTGCCACCGTCTGACCTTCCTGTGCAAGCCTAGAAACAAGTAAATCGCATTTAGCCTGTAAACTATCGCGGTACTGCTCTAATTTCTTTATAGTGTCTTGTATGGACTTAGTGGATAGTGTCATTGAAATAGGTTTCTTTTTCATGCAATCACCTACTTAATATTCTTCCGAAGAAGGAACAAATCCGTGGTCAATCCTTCATCAGCAACACCTTTTACGATGTAATCTGCGGTTTCTGAATCCACAAGTCCATCATCAGTGTGCTTGACTTCCGAACGTTTCCACACCACATCACCGGCTTTCAGTGGCAAATATCCTTTATCCGTGACAAGCTGACAGTATGATGTACTATCATCAATTCCAAATTCTTTCACAAGGGCTTCCGACAGCTTATTGCTGATATTGGCTTGGAATGTCGTAGGTTCTGAAAACCCTTCAACTTCCTCGCCTTTTGGAATCTTGTTGCCTTCGGAATCTAAATAAGGTACAAAGTTTCCATCGGAATCCTTGTACCCTTCATAGACAATATCTCCATTTTCGTCAGTTTGTGGGATGAATACCCTCTGACCGGATTGAGAATACTTCATTTCCTGCTTGTTAATGTCAAGCATTGGTGTTTTCCTCCGGGATTCCGGCAACACTTGTCAGAAGTGATAACACTCCGGCAAGGACTGATGCAGAAAGAACATATTTCCAATCCACCGCGCCCATAAATGCCGCCGTTCCAATTCCGGCAACCGCCGCCTGTGCAACAGTCTTGATTGCTCGGATTCCGGCTTTCTTAGTCCAATCCTTCCAATTCCTCATGGCTCTTATCTCCTTTCCCTATATGAATCTCTTCAATCTCATGTTTCATTTTCGTAACCATTCCATTTCCACCTAGCGCATGGTACGCATCATACATCTCACAGAAGTTTTGATAGGCATATGATGGTATTTCTCCGATTCCGGTGTACTTTGCATGGTATTCAATAAGTTGGACGCGCAAAAGGAGCATTGTTCCTTTACTGTTCGCATCCCTGCTTTTCTTTTGCTGTTTAAGAAGCCAAACTATATATCCAAGCACTATCGGAAGCACTACAAGATAAGTTTGAATCAAAATACTTTTCATTTGAATCTCCTTTTGACGCACTGCCCACCACCGCTTAATGTGCGCCGCCTGCAACCATAATGGTCACGCTCAATCTTCTTTATAAAACTTTAGCAAATGGAAATACCCCGACAAATAGCTTTTCTCTGTCTCTCCAAGCTCTGCTCACACCATTCTCGCTAAAACTTTCCATAAATTCTTCACCAGACTGTGAATGGTCATAGACAGCCAGATTGACAATGACACTTTGGTGTTTCTTTAAGTCTTCAGCTATCATTTCATCTGTGTAGCTGTCTGGATAATTTCTCTTTGCCTTTACATCTTCTGCAGCCTGTTTAATAAGCTGTTCGATTACCGGATTATCTTCTTTGTTATCGAACACTACCACATCAGATGTTGTTTCATCATCATTTGTGACTGTATCAATATGAAATTGTTTAAGTCTGATTTTAACTTGCTCTAATGTGGTGTATTCCATAATTTCAGCTCCTATAACCCTAATTTCTCAATTAACAGTTCTTTAAGTTCTGCTCCTGTAAGCTCCATTGCGTTCTCAATACCTTGTTCTAAGGCAAGTGTCTGCAAGTCCGCTGTTGACATACGCTTAATATCTGTCTTTGTGTAGTCGCTTGTAGGTTGAGCAGGGAACTTGTCCTGCTCTTCCTCATACTTAAGCTCATCTCCATAAACAGCTTCTTGTCTTACATTATCTGCTGTTACTTCTTCGCTCTGCTTTGCGGCGTTGATTTTATGTCGTCTTAATAACATATAAACACCTCTTACTTTCCAAACTTAGCAAGAACAACCTTTGAATCATTGCTTAAGACTGCTGTATAGTGTTCATCACCAGAGATAACAGTTGTCTTTGCAAGAATATCTCTGTCTGATTCAATCTCAACGCTTCTCTTCATATAGATTGTAAGTGCATTCTCTTCCTCTGATGCGCCATCTGCACCTGCGTCCTCGTTAGGGTCATCTGCTGACACGATAACAATAGGGCAAGCGTAGAACTCTGTTGTAACAGACTTTAACTTGCTACCTACCTTAATTTCTTTGCCCTTTGGCTTAAGCGTATGTGCAAGTGCTGTGTCAAGGTGAACATTCGTTGCATCCTCACTTGTTGTATCAGCTACAACATTGATTGTTCCTGTTGAATCATCAAGCTCATACTTAACCAGCTTAACTTTTTTAGACTTAACAACCTGCGCTCCTGCAATAGAACCGATAGTTCCATTCATAATTACATTAAGTGGGTACTTGTCATTGCTCTTGAAATCATCGTCATTAAGTAATGTTGCTTCCTGTGCTGGGTTAATGAATAATATCTTTGTAAGTGATGAATCAGATTCATCATCAAATTTGCTATTAGCCGCTACAACTGCTGAATAGCTGATAGGTGCTGCTGTTCCATCGTAATCAATAGGTGCTGTGCAAAGTGCGTCATAGCTGTCATTATCAACTTTTGCAGCGATTGACATAGCAATCTGATTGATAGCTGTACCAAGTGGGTCGCCATAACCAGATAATACTGATTCATCTGTAAGCTCTACAGCCTTACCTGCTTTCTTAACCTTTGCTTCTGTTGTAGATGTTGTAAGTACTGTTGTACCCATAGCAACACCTTCTGCTACATCTTCTGCGTCACCAATATAAGCATACTTTGGCACAACGATTGTGCTTCCCGGTCTGCCTACAAGTGTTGTATCAACTCTTGCAATAGGCGAAAACTTAATTTTCTTTGGTAACTTAGCTGATACCATATCAGCCATTACTTGTGGGTCTACTAAATTTTCTAACTTAGTCTGTGGCATAGTTTCTTTACCTCCGTTTTCTACTCTGTGAACTTTTTATAAAGTTCTGGATTCTTATTTTTGAACTCCACTCTTTCGTGGTAATTCATCTTGTTAAACTGTTCCTGTGTTATCGTGCTTTCTTCTCCACCGCCTGCATTAATAGCCGGTCTTGATTTAAGCCACTCTGCCTTTGCTTCTTTAACCTGTCTTTGCACTTCATTAGCAATTACAGTTGCTATAAGGCTATGGTCTGCATCTGTAACAGCCTCAATCAAAGAATCAATATCCTTTCCATCACCTATAACTTTCTGATAAGCATTGACAGCTTTCATATGATTAAGTTCTTTGCTCATGTTCTCGAACTTTTCAGCCTGCAATTTTTCAGCTTCCGCTTTTGCTTCCGCTTCCTGTTCTTCTGCTGTCTGCTTCGAGCGAAGTTCTTTCTTGTACTTAGCTGCTTCTGAACTGGCTTTATCGGAAGCGTTCTTATACTTCTCTTTTTCAGCTCTTTCACTAGCGAGCTGTGCCATAAGTTCTTCTACGCTAGGTGTATGCTCTTCGTTCTGTGGTTCATTGTTGGTTGTTGGTTCTGTTGTTGTGTTAATTACATCTGCCATAATTTCTTTACCTCTGCTTTCTGCGTTTTTTGTTGTTCTCTCAACTTCTTGCGATATTTGTATTGCCCTTTCTCTAGGGCATATAAAAAGCCACAAGGCATTTTCTACCTTGTGGCTCAATATCAATTATTTATCTGTTCTGCTCTTATCTATAACCGGACTATTTTCTGTCTGGTCTGATAAGTCTTGCATTGTGCGGTCTTTATTAGGTGGCTGTTCTCCATCTCCACCCTCCGCTTGGTTCTGTGTGCCTTTGTTGATTATACTGTCTTGATATGCCTTAACCATCTCTCCGCTTCTCGCTACAACATCGTTAGGGTCATCAAAGAATGGAATTGCATCAACTGTATCTTTAAGGCTAAATCCGTGGCTTATCAATGTTGCCATGGCATTAACCTTGGTTGACATTTCATAAGTTTTTTGTCGCTTAATGTTAGGCTTTACATCTCTTGCCCTTAATTTAAGTAATGGGTTACTTCTGCTAACATTGTTTGAAAACTTAATAGCCGCAAGAACAACTTTTATTTCTTCCATTTTGCAGCCATCAGTAATTAATTGCTGTTTTGCTGCCGCTGTCTCAGCCTGTGACCAACCTGTTGCGTCTGACATTGCAACTCCTGTACTACCACCACTGTTATCATTTCGTTGTGGTACATTGCATTTCTGCAAGATTATCTGCCGCCTTGATTGGATATTATTAAGCATACCTGTGTAATCGTAATTAATTGCAAGTGGCTCAACTATTGGAGTTTTGCCATCTGCTGATGTGTAGGTCTGCATCCATTCTCCAGATTTTGGTTTCCTTACTTTTTCAGTAATGCGTTGCGTTCCATCTTTATCAACTGTTGTTTCTTGTTCAACTGGGAAATCAACATCATTTGTATGCCATACTGCCTGTGTATTCTGTTCGACATCATTTGTAAAATCTGAAATGAGTAGGTTTAAGTTATCCATTTCAGATATTTGCCGTTCAAAACAGCCCATTCTATCAAATGACCTTGTGTATTCAATGATAGGAATTTTATGCAGTGGGTTTTCTTCTCCGCTTCTCTCCAAAAACCCCCATTTTGTTTTCCCTTTATTTTTTCCGTTAGTGATTTTTATTCCGTCGGTAATTTCATATCTCGTATCTTTGGTAAAACAAGTGTAATACCTGGTACCGCTGTGTTTATCTTTTATATATGTCCCAGCAAGAACAACTCTCTTGTCGCTGTAGGCGGTTGACCTTACAACAAATGTTGTTCTTGGGTCTAATACATTATATGTGAAATAGCTTTCCCCATCCTCGTATTCTGTATTTACATCAATGAGGACATATCCAACACCACCGATTTCAACATATCTTGCAAGTTTCTGCTGCTTCTGTCTTGCGTTCTGTGATTCGTAGCAACTGTTTAATTCCGCTATAGCTTTTGTAAGGTTAGAATCCTCATTGTCGCCATTTTGAACTAACGTTATAGGATTTCCCCACTTAAAACCTAAATTAAACTCCGTGACTTCATTAGCCACATTATCACAACACTTACAGTCAATGTCTGGTCTGTAAGTCTTTGGATTCTTCCTAACTATTGGCTGTATTCCTGCGTCATAATCAAGAAGAAACTGTATTCTATTAGAATTGATATCATGTTCCAAAATTGCTTCACGCAAAATTGGTATTATATTGTCAGACGTTATTTCTTTTGCGCCTGTATATATGACAATTCTTCCTGCCTGCATTGCCTACACCTCTAATAAAATCTCATGCCGTTCGAACTTCTTCTGTCCGGTATTTCCTTAATCTGAAAATCGTCATCATTGTTAGGTACATACCAAATCCACTTGCGACAGTGCTTACAGGACAGTTTATGCGTTCGTGGGTCTTTGCTGTCTGCTTTAGTTAAAAACTTATGACAGTTCGGGCACATGATTGATTTATCTTTATTCATATAAAAATTCATATTTTTACCTCGTTGCATAACAAAAAGCACCGCCACAATTAAGCAACGGTGCTTTTGATGAAGAATGTGTTTATGAAAAACATCTTTGTAACTTCTTACAAATACAGTATATCATTGGAGCAATATGACATTCTATGACATCTTTAAATACGTGTTACCATATTTTTCTTCAAATGCTTTAAGAGCCTTTCCGTGAAGTCTGATAATTTGCCTCCATGAGTATTTCATTTCTGTAGCGATGACTTCAAAAGTTTTCTTTTCGATATATCTTGAAAACAAAATATTATAGCAATCTTCATTCTCTATGCCGTCTATTTGCCCTATAATCAAGTCTTTTTTTTCAATGTATTCATCTATCATGTTATCAAGATTATGCTCCATTTCGTCAATTTTGGCGTATGTAGAGCCTATTTTATCTGGGTCAGATGACGACATTACTCTTTCTTCATTTTTTACCGCCGATATGCTGTGGGAAAGTTCTCTAAGCTGTGATATCTCTGACAGCTTATTATTTATCATTCTATTGAGTCTGCTTATTTGGTTCAAATAATCCTTGGTTGTCATACAAACCCTCCTCTTATATCGGACTTGATATTATTACTGTCTTCTTTATCCTGTTTCCTTTTGTAATTCTTAACGCAAAGTTTGAGAAAACATCCGGCACATCATCTAATTGTTTCTTGCCCGATACCGAATATTGCTTTAATAATGACATCATCACTCCATATGGCTCATTAGGCTTATAAAGTGATTGATCTTTGAAAATAATATGTTGTAAAATCCAGTTAGAACACTGAAAAATACGTGCTTCCTTATTTGTCTCTGTCGGTACATCAGTGATGTTGCATATCCATCCTTTATTTTCAACTCGCTTATTAACTTCCATAGCCACTCTGTCACCACCGGCATTACGTTCAAACTCACACTCTTGTACCTGATTGTTGACCAATATGTTTGACGCATTTTCATACTGCATTTCATAGTCTGCCGTATTATCGCACACGCAATCAACGCAGTAATAGTCGTCCCCATATTTTTGAAGCACAGGCATAACAAAATAGTCTGTTCCCTTGCCTTTAGTATCACATTGAGCTGTAACAATTTCTGGTTCTCCGTGTGGCAGATTGAGGTATCTGCGGATTTTATCATCCGGGAATAGTAATCCCTCACGTTCAATAGGCTCCTGTTTATACAAACATCGGTAAGAGATTTCGTCCATGAGTAATTGTTGGTCGGCAAAAAACTCTTTCGTAAAACCGCCATACTCATAATCAAAATTACTTTCCCCTGTCACTGGGTCTACATCAGGAACCGATATTGTTTTGACTCTCGGATCTCCAATATACATATTTTGAATACGTCCGATAACATCATGTACGCTCCAACGAGTGGCAATATGTATCTCTTTACACGGCTTTCCGTCTGTATCTTGTGTCTTACGCTGTCTTGCGTCTACTGCGTATTTATTCCATAATTTATCAAGTATTGTAGGATTTAAGGCTTCCTCAATTCCACCTATCATATCATCAACTAGCAAAAATTTACTTGCGCGGACTTTACCAGCATTCTTACTTCCTACAGAAGTACACTGTACAGACGGAAAAGGTTTGTATTTGCCAATATTAAATTGCTCCATTTTGGCATTCGTGCTTGTAACTGATAGATTAGGGAAAATGTCATGCCATGCATAATCATCATCATTGGTAACAATGTCGTATACCCCATCATAGTACATTCGTGTAATATCGCCACTGTGCGAATAAAATAGGCTGTAGTCTTTTGGAAACCAACCAGCAACTGCCGAATGAAAAAATTTCTCAATCGTACTCTTTCCAGCTCCTGGCACTAGACTCACACACAATATGTCGTATTTATCATCAATCATGCCTTGTAATGCGTCCACAAGTCCGATTTTGATTAGTTGTTTCCTACGTGGCATATAAAATCGGTCTTTAGGCTCACGCTTTTTCTCTATGTACTGAAAATAGCTGTCAACTATTTTGTTTTGGGCTTCGAGTAACAAAATCTCATATTTTTTGTTTATCAGATCATATGCGGTTTTGTGGTCGAATGCGTATTTTTCCAAATCCCAAATCGTACCGCCTGTTTTATCCTTGCAGAAACGCTCTATAATGTCTTTTGCCCTTTCTGTAAGTTGTAATCCATACTCAATATCTTTCTCTCCGTTTATGGCTACGCTACAAGCATCTACATAGGCATTAATTACCTGTTCATCTATTCCGTTTTTCTTTATGTAATTTTCATATCCATTTACTGCATTGATTAACTGCTTTGAAGCCAAATAAAAAGCACCTCCGCAAAAGCAGAAGTGCCTTGACCTCTGCCTATAACTGTTTTAGGTTAGCGACTACAATCAATCTGTAGCCGCTAATATGCGTAGTCAGTAGTAAAAGCTATTCTTAGCGCACCAATATTGTACGCACCTCTTAGTGTTTTGGAAATTATTTAAAGACTATTTTCTTCGTCTGAATTGTTATTTATTTTATATCCGCAATGCTTTCTACAAAGCAGTTGTAGTAGATATATCTCTTGCCATTGAGGTCAAACTTAACATATCCACCATCGTCTGTGCTAAGGTCAATCTTGCCTTTATATGTTGCAAGTTCTTTACCATCTGCCGTGTATACAGTAATGGTTCTTTGCATGCCACCGTTTGCATCGCTTTTCATGTCTACCACAAATCTGTCCCACGATGCGCATCCGGTCATTCCTAAGCACAATGTCAATCCTAATGCAATTGCTAAAATTTTCTTCTTCATAATAATTCCTTTCCGCTGATAATCAGCAACTAAACATTTACTAATTTATCTACATACCTTGTCATTTCAATTGTTGTCCCATTTTCATCTCTTGTACTAACACAAACACATTTGTCATCATGGCTTATCACATTTGCAAGTCTAATTTCTGTTTCATCATCTTTAAAATTGTAGCATTTTCGCATTTCTTCAATACAATTGTTCATTTCTGATATTTTCATAACTTTTCTCCTTAAAATTTTGGAAAATAATAATTATGCCATCCGTTTTTCATCTTTTGTTCTATACACCAAGGCAAATACTCATCAACCTTTCTATCAAAATCCATATTTGCACTGTATTGATCCCAAGCCTTTTGATTTAGTTTAAGTCTTTGTCCTGTTATTATATAGTCAATTAGAAGATATACACCCAAGAACAAAAATGCGGCTCCTGTTATCGCAAACAATACCATTATTTTCATTTTCAAACACTCCTAACAATTTATTTTAATGCCCTCTGTTAATACGGCGGTTCTATCCTCATTCAGAATCATGTTTCCGTTTTCATCCGTTTTATGCCATCGTGCATCAATTTTAATCATTGGACTTTGCTTTGCATGAGCGATAAAATACAACTCCATGTCCGTGCAGCTTACTTTTTTGCCGTCAATAAACACTTGTGCGGTTTTGCCATCGGATTTTATCATAATTTTTTCTTCTTCTGGCTCAAATGGTTCGCATTTATACATAGATTTCCAAGAATCTTCATACCACCTATCCATCTCTCCGATAACGGAATTTGCATAATATGTCGGCTTGCTCATAGTTTTTGTTCGGCTACATAAAACTTCTTGATAATTCTGGATAATAAACTCACATTCAGCACCGTTATATTTATAATCTTTATAAAACTGATAAAAAGATTTCAAATTTTTGATAAAATCAACTAGTGTTTTCATTTCCAATGCACCTTGAACCCTTTCTTTTTATACTCCCCTACGGCTTTTTTAAGGCTCATATCGTCCTCATATTTTTCATTCAGCATAATCACCACATTACCTTTTTCAATGCCGTATATGTTGCAATTTGCAAGTTTCTTAGCCGTTCCAAGGATAGCCTTTGCCTGTTTGCTGCTCATTTCATAGGTTTTGGTTCCCATATTAACGATCATTTCTCATAAACCTCTCAAAATCTTCCATACATTTATAACACAAGTCGTATGTGGCATTTAAAATACCATTCTTTGTAATGGAATTTCCGCACAGTATTCCTTTTTTAATTTCTGCGCCGCATCTATCGCAAGTACACCATTTTCTTTCATGCTCCATTTCTCATAAACTCCTCAAAATCTTTCCTGCACTTAGGGCATAAATCATATGTATGGCCAAACGGAAATAATATGTTTGAATGAATCTCTTTGATTTCTCCCCTTACGTTTCCATCTTCAAAAATGGGACTTGGAGTAAAATAATCACCAATCGGCATAAATTCAAGTTCACTTATTGGTTTTACTTTTATTTCTTCGCCGCACCTGTCGCAAGCGCGCCATTCTTTTTGATGTTTCATTCTTATGCCTCGTACATTTTTTTAATAATTTTCATAAAATCGTTTTTGTCAATAACTTCTGTGTCTGGATGTATTTCATGCAAAATGTTCTCTGTCGCATAATCTACCTTGTCATATGCTGCAAACGGAAGTTTTGAATAGTCAAGGTCAATGATAAGGCATGAGCACCACTTGTATGGCAAGCAATTGCTTAAAAACAAAGGCGCGCATATCAAAGTGAATTTATCTGTTTCAAATTCCATATACTCACTTTTTCTCTTATATGAAACGTTCATTCCCTTAAAAATATTTTCAAGCAACTGTTCAAATTGAAACGCCTCTTTTATGTGAATCGAAGTATATGTGTATATCGGTTTAGTCACTATTCCACCAACCTTCTGCCGCAGATAGGGCAATAAGCTATTTTCATTACCATTTCAACATTCATATCTTTACTACTACACACCGCAAAGGGCGGACATTTATTCAAGTCGCATGTAATTACAGGTTTATTTGACAACTTATCAATCTTAAATTTGCCATAATGCGTTATGATAGGAAATTTTTTCTCGCAAAATTCACACATATCACACCAACTTTCTTCCGCAGATAGGGCAAAAATTAATTTTTACGGCTCCTGCAACCTCTTTCCCATCGCTATTGTCGAAAATCATGTTATTTTCAGCTCCAAAAAGGACTAAATTTCCTTTACCATCAATGATTTTCTTTTTATTCCGACAAAAATCACACATATTACACCTCAATCATAGCAAAAATCGGAATCCTCGTGAGATTCCGTGTCTTTTGTTTGATATAAATATTCCACAATGTTTTTATCATCAAATAGCGACACAGGGAATCGAACCCTGTCAGACAAAACCATGCCAACCGCTTTCAAATCTGCAATTTCTAATCACGGAGGGGTTTTCTGTTACCAATTATGCCGCTACCATCCATAAGTCTCCCATCGACCGGAACTATTGCAGTAGCACCCGACTAAGTGGAGATAAGGATAAACGCAGATATTCGGACTCGAACCGAAACACCGTTTCCGGCTACTGACTGTTTAGCAAACAGTTTCCTTACCAGTTAGGATTATATCTGCACGTGCCGGGCATGGAAGTTCCCTACCCGAACCATTCCTTGCGTTTCAGAATGGCACGGTGCTACTAACACCGCTCAATGGCTTGTGGCGGTATCGAGCCGCCCTATACAGATTTTCAGTCTGTCGCTAATCCATCTCAGCTAACAAGCCATGTCGTGTAGTTTCCGTTTTTCCTTGCTCCACACTACACTAAGTGCAAGGTTCTTTTAGTCAGCGGTTACCGCCATCTTTTGAATGACAACCGCTCAATCCAGTTACCTGTGCTAAGTTTAACCGGTATATTGATTAGCACCTGCATTTCTGTAATAAACACACTAGGGGTGTACTGGCAACATCACCTGTGGGGATTGCAGGAATCGAACCCGCGACAACCCGGATATAAGCCGTGTCTTCTGCCACTGAATTAAATCCCCATAACCGCCATCAGACGGTTAGCAATAATGTTTATCGTGCTATGCCTTGCACTATCCGGTTTACAGCATTTCACCGGCAACTCAATGTTACCATGCAAGCCTATTTCCATGGTTCTACTCCGAATTAAATTATTGCAGAGCAATAGACAAGCATCGTATTTCAGCCAAAACATAGACCGCTTGGCGATAGCCCATCATTTCCAAATGACCATAATATTCATTGCAAAAATCGCGTATGAAAGCAAATACCCCATTGCGTTTGAATTGTCTTTTTGTTTTACCTGTCCTCTCATAAGTCCCAGCATTACGAGGGCATCTGTCGCTGTTGCGATTATCTTTAAAATCATATCAATATCCCCCATCCTCGAAGCTGTGTTCCTGTTTGAACCGTTCCATTTCATTCACGCTCATGCCGAAAAGTCCGGCAGATTCATCAGAATTCGTATGTTTGAAGTATTCGCCCTGTTGCGGAAACATGAACCGGAACATGGCATAATTTGCAACGTCGCACAGATATTCAAGATTCCCGGTCTCTTCAAACTTGGAAAGATTCATTTTCAAACTTTCGATTGCATCCACATTTCCGGTAGAAAAGTTCATTCTTGCCGGTCCGTATTTGTAATACGACTGTTCAATCAATCCTTTGCGTTTTTCATCAAAGGTTTCGGAATACTCGGTTTTCATCAACTCATTGCTGCAGCTTGCCATTACACATCGCCCTCCGCCCTGTGGTTTGCTCTTTCAATGTCAAACCCTTCCGGATAACGTGCCTTAAGTTTGTCTACGTTCATTTGCATGATTTCATCAAGGCTCCAGCCGAAGGATTCGCAAAGCATTGCAAGATACCAGCAAATATCGCCTGCTTCTTTCTTTGCGTGGTCAATATTAAGCTGTTTCTCATGGAAAATCCATTTTTTGATTATGTCGTTAAATTCTCCAACCTCGCTAGATAACCCCAAACAAGAATTGAAGATGCCGCCAAGGTCATAATCTTGCAACGCAGATGCGATATTGTTCTTTTTGCAAAATTTAAGCAAATCGAGTTTATCCGAAATTCTTTCTGTCGCCTTGTGGTTTTTCGTCCGCATGGCTAATTTCTGGTACTCATTTCCGGTCATATGTCATTCTCCTGTCCGAAACACTTTTTTGTTTTTAAAAAATTTTTGGAAATTTAGTTGCGATTCGCAACGTGAAAGTGAATTGTTATAAATTTATTATAGCCTATTTACGATGAAAGTCAATGGGTGTTGTAAGTGGCTTTTTATTTTTTGAGGTATTTAAGGGACTTAGTAGCCGCCCTGTGGTCTTTCTGTCAGACCCCCTCCCCATCCTTTTCTTGCAAACATGGAAATCTAAAATATTTTCCGTTTCGCTTTGTTGTCATTGTGTGAAAATCAAATTGTTTTAATACAATTCATGTCTTACCCTTGCAACTATTCGCAAAACCTAACTTTTCCGAATAGTTCACGAATAGTTAAAACGCTACAACCCTTGATATTACTGCATTTGTGAATTGTAGAATAATCACAAACAATTTAAACCGTATTATTTACCGCTGCATCTGTGAATTGTGTATCAATTGCGTGCAATTCTTGGCTCTTTTTCTCGTCCAGTCTTGGCAGCTCCTGCGCTGTGATTGCCCTTCTTTGGGTGGCATTATCTCCAATGCCTGGCTGATTCATGCCAAATTCGTTATTTCCCACGAACATAGTGCCTACAGGGCTGTTGGAATCATACGCACGATCTAGGATGCAATCCTTACGAGATCGCTGTAATTTTTGCCACATCTTGAAAGCCAACGAGCTTGGTTCTTCTGTACTCCATATATCCATTGTGTTTGTAGGTATATTACAAAAATAACTGAATGCTACTGTACTTACCAACTTGCTATACACATTGGAGAGATATATATAATAATCACAAAGCTTATATAATACCTCTCTGTCATATCTGTTACAATTAGTCGGTATAGTTGCATTACCAAGAGGTTTCAAGCTCTTGTCTTTTAGTACCGATGTATCAGGGAATAGATGCATACCAACATACTGCATAACAGCTTTCCATTGTCTCTGTCCAGCTTTTAGTAAATCTTCGATGTGAAATTCTATACAAGCGTTGTCTATTAAATCCTGTACAGTTGATGTGTATATCTGTACTGTACCTAGATCCACTATAAGGCTTGTAAGATCTACACTCTCTACATCCTGCATATATTCACACCTCCAATCTGTTAATCTCTCTGCTTTTGGTATACACTATTTCCGGGTTTAAAGTCAAGCCTTTATTTTTTACGGTGGTATTATATACTTACGCCGCGCGCGTATGCGGATATACACTTACTATAAACCTACAGGCTTTAGATACAGTGTATTATTATTAATTTAAAAGATTAAGAAAAAGATAGAGAAAGAGAAACATAGTTCTGAAAAAGCGACGTCAGACGATTGTGTCGCCTTATGTCATACGATTGTCAGACGATTTTTTGTAAAAACTGATACTATTCTATCATTTTTTGACTTATCAAAGACCTAATGAGCCTAGCCTTGTTTATAAAAAATTAAGAAAAATTTTATAGTTTGTTTACGGTTTTTGGAGATTTTGTAAGATATTCCCGGACGCGTTGTTTATTTTGGACATGGCAAAAAGAAAAGGCAGCCGGAAAAGCTGCCCTTTGTTTGAAAATATTCAATTACGTTCTTATTGCTTCTGAACCAGCTCGTAAACCAATGCGTCAATACGTTTTTCCATTTCGTCAAACTCGCAAGTCTCATTTTCCTGAAACGCTGGCATTAACATATAATTTTCGAATTCTTTCGCTGTATCGTTCCATTCTCCACCGGTTGCAAAAGATAAATCCCCATTCTTCAATATTGCCAAGCTATCAACATTCATCTGCGATTCAACCAATTTTCTAACATATACGGAAATCGGCTCACCGCTTGGCAACTTATAATTATCTCCTGTAAATTGCCACTGACTTCTAATTTTTATAATCTTTTTAAAATCATTTCTTTTCATGTTTGTTTCCTTTCATATGCTCTTGTTGACTCCACAATCCAACTGTGCTATTATACTTTTGCGGCGCACTTAAACCGCAACATGAGATGTTTTGAAATACTCACTTTATGAGGTATTTCGCGTCGCAGGAGGGGGATTTATTCCCCCTTATTTTTTGTGAATTTCTTGTATTCTTCAAAATCTTTCATAATCGCGTTTACAATCATCTCTGCGACGTCGCTTTTGTCGTAATAATCCCCGGACTTGTCACTGTATCTATTTCTGTCAAACGTTTCAGCTTCCACGATATACTCATATTCGCCACCCGAATAATCGTGCGGAATCAATTTCAGATCCGCTCCGAGGTACTCGCGTCTCTTTGCTTCCACATTGTTTTCCGTCCAATCCATGAGCACGATATAATGTGGCCCCCATATTTTGTGATTGTCTACTCCACCCATAAAGATATTTACATTTTTTGTGATTTCTTCTCTGCTTAAATCTTTGCTAATTTCCATGGTTGTTCCCTCCTTGGCTTTCGCCTTTGCTCTATTCCTTTGATCTGTCTATACTATAACACACATATATCACTTTTACAAGTGATATTTTATTTTTTTTGCAATTTCTTTTTCAGTTCCAAATCTTCCGGACTCTCTACATATATAAAGATGTCTTTCGGCTGCATATCCAAAAGCAGACAAAGATTATTAATGCTCTTTGCATTTATATTTGTGTCCTCACGTTTTATTTTTTTGAGCGTTTCTTGACTTAACAATCCGCTTGTTTTAGCCATGTAGGAGTTAAAGCCGATGCGCTCCAACGCGTCCCCTACATCAAATCTGTATTTTAGCATTGCGTACCTTCCTTTCTATATAGATTTTCTTAAATCAATCATACTTTTCCTATCTGGAAAAGTCAAGAAAAATATTTCTAAAAAAAGTGATATTTACTATTGACTGTCACTAAATTTAGTGATATGATACAAGCATCAAATGAAGCACAGAAAGCGAGGAAAACAACATGAAAGATATGAAAGCGGCAGAAGCATTATTAGAAAGCAAAGGTTATTATATTTCGAACCAGTTTGACGGTTTCGCTACTCTTCCAGATGAATACGAATTGAGCGACGTAAACGGAAACGTTGTTATTGATCATTTGAGCGAAGCACAGATTTTACAGATTTCGGAAATTTTATAGGGAGGGCTTAAACATGAGAAAGACGGGAATGCGTTTTACATGGGAAACAACAAAGAACGGTGACGCGATCAACGAACTGAAAAAGAACGGAATCGCGTTTGAGTATAACCACTTCGGGGAACTCACAGCCGACTTTTACGGAATCGGCATTTTTGAAAAAGTCGATTTTGAACACGTCCAAGGCGATGTATTTGAAATCTGCATAGCATAGCCGAAACGCTCCGATCTGGAGCGTCAGCCGCGGGATGGTCTCCCGGCTCTGATGATGGCAGACCAGAAAACGAAAGCGAGGTTTTTGAACATGGAAAAATATATAATGGTTGCAACAAATGAACAGATAGAAAGAAGCAAGGCGCGCAGAAAAGTCATTGAAGCATTGGAGTATAACCCAATGTGCTACAACTGTAAGAGTTTTGGAAAGTCCTGCAAAGGGTCAACAAATAAAGTATATAGCGGATGCGTCTATAAAGAGGTTGACGAATCGAAACCGTCTATATATACACAGATTTTAGAACAAGTGAAATAGTCGAAACCGCCACTCCTGGCGGTCTGCAGGAACTGCCCCACCTGCACTGATGAGACAGGGCACACAATGAAAGGATGGTTGATAATATGAAGTGGTACGCAGCAGAGATCGAAGACGATAATTTTGAAATGATTTTAGCCAATAGCGAAGAGGATGCTATCAAGCAGTATTTTGAGTTAGGAGATGAGCATGATCTATTTAATCTGATAGAGCTTGATGCAGATTACAACGAGGTGCGCACGATTTTATAATTCAGTGGCTTTTCCGGGGTTCGATTCCCCGGCTTGCCATTACTCAAAAATGAGCAAATAAAAGGAAAGAGGTATAAGAAATGGAAGAAAGATATATTTTGCACACGGGAAAAGGTGTGCAGATCGTAACAGAATCGCAAGCAATTAACAACGCGCTAGATCAAGAAAAAAGTGGCGTTATTCCGCGTTACTCATTCCTGGATTATAAAACCGGGGAAAAACTTACACCGCCCGGATGGCTCGTGTGGTCAACTTTTGCGGACGGTTGCGGCGTTGTGTACCGCAGATCTGACGGAAAAATGATTATAACAACAGGATTCCAAGGGGATTTTGTTGTAATTTAAGGCGGTACTCTTCCGCCCTATTTCGCGTGTTTGGTGCATCCGTTCCGGTTCGATTCCGGGAGCGCGGACTACATGGAAATCGGTTTCCATGCGCAAATTGACAAATAAACGTAACACAAGGAGGTGGCAAAAATGGCAAAATATGAGTATATCGGAAAAAGGGAAATCATGCGCCGGGTGTCTGCCCTTGGTTATCTGGAAATATCCGGCAAAACGTGCGGCTACTCGAAGTTCGAGGGTGTGGAATGGGTGGAGTCTGCAAAAACCAAAATAACCGTCCAACGTGGCGGTGACTGGATGCAGATCACGCAAAGACCGGAAAACATAACACACACTTACAGCCGGTACGATGGGAAAAGCTATCTTGACAAGTGGTAAAATGCGGTTTATGCTAGACTATAACTATAGCCGGGCAGGCGTCTTCTGGCGTTTGCCTGTGATCGGCAATATCATCAAATATCATCAATGGATTATCTATATATGGCATAGCATATAGTGTATTTGTGTTATTTGCGGGATATCGCAGATAATTGCATGTTTGTTACACGTTTTTGAGAATCCGTGAAAATGGAATCTTGACCCCAAAAACGCTACCCCAGGGGGGTACAAAAAAATTACGAAATATTTTTTGGGGCGCTGGAAAAATTTTCTTTCATCAAAAACCCGCCAGTTAGGCGGGTTTTCTTATTTCTTCTCTTTCATTACAATTTCTAAATCAAGCCCCAATGCATCCGCAATCTGCCGCATTTCCTTTTCTGAAAAGTTGTCACGTTTCATTTTTTGCGAAAGATTTTGTGAGCTGGTGTCAATAAGTCTTGCTAGATCGGTCACTCTTAATTCCTTTTCAATAAGCGTATGTTTTACGATTTTTGCAAACAATGTACCGCCTCCTCTCTCTTGACGTGTTTCAATAATATCATAAATAAATTTATTATTCAATTATTTAATTACAAACAATACTTGACAATCACAAAATAAACCGTATAATGTAATTAAAGAGTTACAACAGTAATTGATAAGTTACAGAAAGGGGCACAAATATGGCACAAATAGAACAAACCATCACTACTTTAGAGATTGCAGAAATGATGGAAATGCGTCACGACAGAGTTTTAAGAAAATTGGAAGGACAGGATGTAAGGGGAAAACATACTGCAGGAATCATTGAAATTTTGACTCACCACAATTTAGGTGCGAGTGATTATTTCATTCCATCTACCTACAAAGATGAATCCGGAAAAGAAAACAAGTGCTACAAAGTAACCAAGTTAGGATGTGATTTTCTTGCAAACAAATTCAACGGAGAAAAAGGCATCGTATTTACTGCCCGATACGTGAAACGTTTTACCGATATGGAGAAAGCCATAAAGAAACCACAGGCGGCATTGCCGAAAAATGATGACCTATTTGCAGATTGTTACATTTCAAAACAGCAATTGGACGCATCACGCGGAGCGTGGTTCAGAAAAAATAATTGGAAATTAAAAATTATCATGGAACAGTTTGGGTGGACGAGAAAATTTTTATATCACAAGATTCTCGTGGAGCTATCTGACATTTACGACTTAGAACTTGAAGAAAAGTTCTATGTACAGAGGTTTGGCTATAGGCCAGAGTACAAATTGGATTTGTTGGATGGCAGTAAAAGCCTTGCCAGACTTGCGACAGGATATATCAACTATTTATTAACAGAAGAAGGAGACTACTAAAATGGAAGAATTATTAAAAATTGCTTATGAAAACTTTTTAGACACAAACGATGTAAACAATTCAAAGAGTGTAAGAATTATCAATTCTGCTTGCTACAAGATGTATGATTCGGTTGACAGCCTTAAGGATGTGTTGAGCGAAAAACTGTATAACGACATTAGCGATAAGATAAGGGATGGTGTTTGCGACATTCAAGAAGCGGCTTTTATTGCTGGATTCGCGTGTTGCGCAAAGTTCCTTACAAATGGCAAAACAGACTTGTTACCAAACGAATAATATATTTATCCGGCGGCGATTCAAACCGCCGGATTTATTTTTGCCCTAGCGCAACGATGTTTTCTTTCGTAAAAATCAAAGACCGCGCCGCATAATCACTTTTACTTAACTCTTCTATCAGCTTTTCCCTAGTCATTTCCGGATTCGTCCGGTGCACGTACTGTAAGAGTTCTGAAATTTTATCCATTATGCAACAACCTCCATAAATTCAATCAATAGTCTGTCTGCTATTTCAAATACTTCTCTTCCGTATGTAGCCAAGAAGTCCGCTACAATTTCCTCGGTATCAATATCCATGTATACATTATACGAAAGACAGAACGCGTGACATAATTCGTGACATAACACACGGTCAAGGAATTTCCCGCGTAAATCATCCGCAAGATATATCGTTTTCGTGTCCCTGTCGGTCATGCCTACCGTTCTGCTTCCGTCACTTCTCTGTAGCATATCGCTGTAACGCGATACTTTGACCAAATTCCACATTTCATTGTTTATCGTGAACAATTTACCACCTCGCAAACAAAGAGGGCAAAATGCCCTCTCTATTACATTTTCGTGACAAGCGTAGTCAGCTTTGTCTTGGTTAACTGTTTCTCTTCTGGGGACATACCGGAAAACAGTTCTGTCACATCTTCCGAAAGAGATTTCATGTACTTTTCAAGTTCTTTCATCTTTGCGTCCTTATCTTCCGGTGAATTTCCGTTATGCATTTCCTTTGTCTCCATGTAGCTTCTCCGGCTCATACCGGCTCTGCCCTCTCTTGCATCGTGAGTACCGGTACTCATGCCGTTATTTCCGCTCATAGGCTCTGAATAATACATCTTTCCCATACTCATTCTGTCAAGGTCTCTCATTCGCTCTGCATCCGACATATTTTCCCATTCCCGGTAATCTTCCGGCATCTGATGATAATATGGAGGTTCTACATATCCTCTGCGTGTTCCACGTCCTTTCGGTGCGAATCTGCCATTTGCATAGCGGTAATGGTCGTAAAATCTTCTGTCTGGATAATCCTCGTACTGTTCAAGCATACGCATAATATCCTCGTTATTTTCAGACTTTTTCATTGCTTCAACAATGTTATAGTCTTTGTCAAAGCATACGATGTTCTTTGCAATTTCCGTCCAATCCTTGAGATCATCAAGGTTTTGTCCTTCAAAATTCTCGATTCCGATTCCGTCAACGTGGGCTTTCACGCAATCCATAATCTGTTTCGCAAACTTATGCATAATATCAAGCCTCCCTTACTGCAATCAAATTACTGTTCTGAACCTCGATAGCCTGTGTGGACGTATTCTGCACGGCTACGGTACTGCAACAACCGCATGGCACATCAACATATGCTTGTGCTGATACATTAAAGAAATTCTCAACTGCCGCAGGGGTCACGATCATCTTTGTTGACTGTAAAGGCTCTCCGTCTACTGCAATGGCAAGCGAAATCTCTCCAACTGTGCCGCCTGTCGGAATCTGAATGTTGCCGGAATACGATACCAAAAATCTAGCTTTGCACTGATTGGTGATACCTCTTAGCTTGATAATTCCACTTCCCTGTCTGTGTACGATACATTTTGTTCCGTTCACTGCTGTTTCTGTGAACGCAACATCTTCTCCAGCAGCAACGGTTTGTAATGCAATTCCTGTTACTTCCATTATTTTTACCTCTCTTCCATAAAAATAAGGGCAAACATTACAGTCTGCCCTTTGATTCAAAAGTAATACTGCATAGCAGACATGATCGAGTTAAACTCAATTAAGATACTCAATTATTTAGTTTTAGCAGCCACATCCTGTGTTGCATCCGCATCCATATGCATAAGCATTTGGGTTAGGTACAACATATGCCGGAATAGCAGACGGATTTACTGCATTGATAATCTGCTGCGTCTGAGCTGCCATCTGAGTTGTAAGCAGTGCGCTCTGACGATCCTGTGAAGCTGCTCTGCGAAGGTCGTTATTTTCTGCCTGTAAGCTAGAAATTTTCTCATTGCAGAGATAATCAAGAATAGCGCGTGTTCCTGCATTCTGACTGTCGATAATGTCTCTCGTGTTGCTGTTCATGGTGTTCTGCAACGCGCAAGTGTTAGTTGCCATGTTGTAGTTTACGCCTTGGATAGCTTCTCTTGTTTCACAGCAGCAGTTAGCAAGCTGCGCCTGTAATGCGTTTGTATTCTGCATATTAGCGACTGTATCAGCATTGATAGCCTGCTGAATGCCAAATCCGGTCTGCAAAATGTTTGTGTTGATGCCGTTCATGCCGGTTTGCACTGCATAGAATCCGTCACAAAGTCCGTTTGTAATGCCGTCAAGCTTTGACACAACAGCCTGATTGTCAAATCCGCGCTGAATTTCGCTTCCGACACCACCATTCATTCCGTTTCCTCCGAATCCGTTACCGAATCCACCCCATCCGAAGATGGCGAAGATAACGATAATGAACCATAACCATGAGCCTTCTGCGCCCCATCCGTTGTTATTTCCGTTTCCGTCAATGTTTGCTACAAGTGGAACGGATGCACAATTACCTGTGTTAAACATAGAATTTACCTCCATAATTCATTTTTATATACATAATCTTGCAAGAATTAGTATCACATTCCTAATTGGCTTTTAAACGACTCAAAAGCCTTATCTGCGTCAATTCCCTTTTCTTTGCACAAATTCCTAGCCATCTGCTCGATACCCTTGGAATCCCCCTTCTGCGCCATCTGCATAGCATTGCGAGCCATGGGGTTGCGCATTACGCTATTATTCCCCATCATTTGTTGTAAAAACTGCTGTGGGTTTCTCATTCCCTGTAACATCTGCATAGGATTCATTAAGACTCACTCTCCTTTTGTGTTCGTGAAGATTTTCTTTGCGTTTGTGAAGATAACTTATCTTCCAACTCTTCCATCTTTCCAAACAAACAATCCAACTTGTCAGTAATAGCCTTTGTCGCATCATCAGACAGCCCTATTTCAATTCTTTTATCATCACTCGAAGAATCTGCCATCTGCTCATTAAAAGGCTTGTAAACGGTCTTTCTGATTGTTCCATTGGCATCCCATTGTTTTGCTACAATTGCGCTCATATCTTGCATTGGGAAAAACGCAACGCTTCCATCCATAGGTACATCATTCGCCATGATTGCTGACTCCGACTGTACTACTTTTCCTTGGATTCCAAGAAACTGTGGTTGCATCTGCGGAATCTGTGGCTCTGGTTGCTGAAACCTCTGCATTGGGTTGTACTGATAAGCGGCATAGCTTGGGTTTGGGTTAAATGCCATATTCTGATTTTGCATCTGATACATTCTCTTCCTCCAATACTTCCTTGATTGCGTGAATCATCGCTGACTGATACACAAGCGGAACCTTTGACACATCTTCTCTTGTTAAGATTTTTTCAAGAATTTCATCCGTAAATAACATTCCGCATCCCTCCTATGCTTATATTTTTGCATAAAAAAATACGGTTCTTCCGCAAAAAATAAGCAGAAAAACCGCATAAAAAAAGACGCTCAATGCGTCCAAACTTCCATAGTAATCATATTCAATTAACTTTTAGCACTTGTACAAGAAACTCCTTTCTTTAGTATAATCAAGGCTTCCGAGCCTTTTTTGATTACCTTTTGATTACTTTTTGATTACTCTCTTTCCCCTAATCTATAGAAAACCTTGATTTTATGCGGTTTTCTGAAAGCCAATAAGGGGACTCGAACCCTTGCACAAAGCATCAACTTTTCAGTGTTTAT